ATTAGCTGATCAAAAATCAGTTGTTAATTTCCGTGAGCACTCACGAGATGCACTTGCATATGCAATGGCTGATCGTATTGACCAATTAGCGTTTTTATCGCTTTCTGGTATTAACTACACACTAAAAAATAGTGTAGCATTAAGACCTGTAATGAATTCAGGACAAAATCTTGGTGATCTTGCTTTTGGTAGTGATGTAACTGCACCAACTTCTAACAGACATAGAAGATGGGATGCTACAAGTAAACTTGTTGCTGGTGATGTAACAGCTGTTGCAGCTGCTGACACCATCACTTACGAGTGTATTGTTGCTCTTAAAGCTTATGCTAAAGACAACTACATCCGTGGAGTAAGAAGCGCAGGTGGAGAAGAGGTATATCATTTATTTGTATCACCTCAGGTAATGGCGGACCTTAAACTTGATTCAGATTTCTTGGCTAACGTCAGAAATGCTGGAGTAAGAGGACCAGGCTCAAGCTTGTTCTCTGGCTCTTCAAGCTTAATGGTTGATGGAGTAATGGTTCATGAGTTTAGACACGTGTTTAACACTGCTAACGCAACTACTGGAACATCTTCAAACGCCGGTTCTGCTGGATATAAGTGGGGAGCTGATGCTAACATCAACGGTTCTGCTTGTTTATTCTGTGGAGCACAAGCCCTTGCTATGGCTGATATTGGACTTCCTGAAATTGTTGAAGACACCTTCGACTACGGGAACCAAAACGGTATCTCTATTGGTAAGATCTTCGGTCTTAAGAAGCCTAAGTACAACAGCGACTATAATGGTGGCGTTGAAGACTTTGGTGTTATTAGATTGGATGTTGCATACTAAGTATGCTTTTGTGGGTGGTTCATTTTGAGCCACCCCTTTTTTAAAGGAAAATTATGAAAGGTTTATATTTAATTTTAATCGGCTTATTTGCAACTTCATGTGCTACTGTTAATTCAGTAATTGAAGGTGGTAAAGACATAGCTATGACTACTGTAGATACAACTGTAAAAACAGCAGGCTCTATTTCAGGCGCAGCACTAAAAGATGTTAGTGGCGTTGTTAATACAGTGGCTGAAACTTACGAAGGCGTAATTGATACAGTTGTAGAAAATGTTGATAAACAAACTGATGAACTTCAACCAAAGGAAGAAGACTAGTTAGTTATTTTAGGAGTAAATTATGATCGTAGTATCAGATATTGACAGGTATATTTCGACCACCTGGGGCGCATCAATCAGATTGGAAGCTGGCGTACCAAAAGAAGTCGGACAAGATATAGGTATTTTTTGTTTAAAAGAAGGGTGTACAGAAGTTAAGCCCCACTCTATTAAAGAGAAAAAACCAAGCGAACCAATTAGAGCTAGAAATGAAGATGGCACTTTAAAAGGTGATGATCTAAGTACCCCCGATGTAAATGAAGCATGGGAAGGTGGCAAAGCACCAGCAAAGAAAAAGCCAGCAGCTAAAAAAACAACGAAGAAAACAACTAATAAATAATGGGAACACTAACGGGCACTAATATTATTGATAGAGCTAGACTTACATTACAAGATAGCTCCGGTGTTCGTTGGACTGATGCAGAATTATTAATATATATTAATTATGCACAGCGAGAAATTGTAAACTTTAGGCCAGAGTCAACTGCTACACACTCAAATGTTCAGCTATCAACCGGAACGGAACAAACGTTACCTTCCGGCGGACTTCGTCTTATTAAAGTAACTCGTAATATGTCAGGAACAGCTTCAGATGCTACTGGTGCTAAGTCAGTTAGGATTGTAGAAGAAGACTTATTAAATTCTATTGAACCCGATTGGCATGACCCAACTGTAACAGGGTCTTCAGCGCATGGTGCTGTTGTTAAAAACTACTTGTTTGATCCAGATGATCCTAAAAAGTTTTATGTATATCCAGGAGTAGCCTCTGGTTCTAATGCTTATGTTGAATTAATTTATTCAAAATTACCTACTGATTTAAGTTCAGTTTCTAGCACAATAGATATCGAAGATACTTACGGTAATGCTATTTTAAATTTTGTTTTATATAGGGCTTACCTAAAAGATGCAGAGTTTGCGGGTAATCAACAAAGGACAGCAACTCATTATCAATTATTTATAGGTAGTATTTCTGGTGGCGGTAATGCTGAGGCTATTTTAGACCCTAACTTAGATAGAAGCGCAGAAACAGGTAGAACTGTAGGAGTACCACAATAATGGCAAATTTTAGTTCTTTAGTTAAAGAAGTTTTACCCTACGTTCCTAATTGTCCAGACTCTTTAGTTGAGTCTACTCTCAGATCAGCAACTATAGAATTGTGTGAACGTTCTGGTGCATATGTATTTGATCTTGACCCTATTACAACCATAAGCGGTGTGTATGAATATGAGTTTGATCAACCTGCAGGTACCGATGTCCACAAAATTTTATGGATGACCTATGATGGAGATGATTTAGATCCAACTAGCCCAAGAAGTTTAGAATTGAACTATCCCGATTGGAGAAACAAAACATCTTTACCCCAAGTTTACTTACAAAAAACACCGGATACTTTTTGGGTTGTACCAGTTCCTAATTCATCAGTTACAAATGGTTTACAAGTAAGTGTGGCCATAAAACCAACTAGAACTTCAAACAACATAAGTACTGATTTTTCAAATGATTATCGAGATGGAATTATATATGGCACCTTATATAGGTTGTTAAGGATTCCAGCAAGAGATTGGACTGACCCGCGTGCAGCTGCAGATTACTTAGGTTTATTCAATCAAGAAGTAACTCAAGCAGAACAACGAGCACGCAGCGGTGATTTAGGTGTACGTAGATTAGTAAAATACCGTGGGGTTGGATTGTCTCCGCGTAAAAGGTATAAGCGATATGGTTCAGAGATTGACTATTGATGGGGTTTCGATTGAACAGATCCCTCAAAATGAGCTCAAGTATTCTTTTGAAAAAATTGAACCACATCTACAAAAGATTAGAAAGAAAAGCTATTCTGATTGGATCGTAGCTGACGTTTACCTATCCCTAAGAGAGGGCGATTCAACTTTATATATGTTTTATAAAGGGGATCAATACATAGGTTTTGTTATAACACAGTTTGTAACAGATCCAAGTGGCGTTGGAACCCTTTTTGTCTGGGCAAGTTATCAAAAACCAGAGTATAATTATATAAAAGTAGGATTTGACTTTTTAGAACGGTTGGCAGAAACATTAAATGCTGTCGCAATAGAATTTGAATCCAGTAGACAGGGGTGGAAAAAGACCGCTGAGAAATTTGATTTTAAATTAGTCACATCGACATTTAGAAAAGAGTTATAAAATATGAGCAGAAGAAAGGTAAAAAAAGGTAGGTTCCTCGACGAAACTCAAGCTGAGAAAAACCTTAAAGCAAAACTGGACCCTAAAGTTAACGCTTTACGTGATCGGTTAGATGCAGAGTTAACTACAGCAATCCAAGAAAAAGGAATGGATCGAGTATCTACTGCACAAGGAATTGCGTCCGCTGATAGAGAACAACGAGTTGCAGATATGATTGACACGGGGCTAGCAAAAAATGTTGCCCTAACTGCACAACTCGCATCTAATGCTGTTGCCGATATGACTACGGGTAGAAGAGTAGGTACAGCCCAAGAAACACAAACAGACGTAGATGTTGCAAAAGCTGTTTCAGGTAAAGAAAACATTGAAGATAAAGGTGAACTTAGAAAAACAAGCCAAATTGCAAATATAGATTTAACTGAAGCCGCGGCTAAAGAAAAAGGAGATTTAGCTAAACGAGGGGCTTTGTATAACACAGCGAGCGGTTTCATATCTGGCAGGTTAACTGCGGCGGGCAAAGCGTTAACGAAAGATCCGGGGTATACGGTTGATGCAAAGGGCAACACAGTACCAGCAGAAGGACCTAATCTGTTTCAAGCAATTATGGATCCAACTCTTGGCGGGTCTTCTTTAGCAAAAGTAGATTATGCCCCAAAAGATATTAAAACTCTTCAATCTTCTAAAGGGTCGGGGCTAGCTTTTAGTTAAAATGGAATTATTTCAATCTACATTAGCGAACTTAACTACTCAAACGGAACCGGGGGTCACTAAGGTTAATGCTAATCCATATGAAACAAACGTAACTGAATATACTCCCCCTGTAAGTGAAACTATTAACATGCTTCCAGAAGAAGTTAATACCGTTGCAGAAACAGAAGCTGATGCGCGAGCCGCAAATGAAGCGGCGCAACAAAGAGCGGCAAGAGAACGTAGTCGATACGGTGTACAGCAAACAGCAGTCGAGGCACAAGAATCAAGTAAGCTAGGGCAAATACAAGGCCAAGCAAATATTGCAGGCGCAAGAACTCAGGCTATAAGAAGTGATGAAGCTATTAATCAACAAGTAAATAGAGCAAATATAGGTTTATTAAGTCAAAATTTTCAAAGTGCTTTATCTAATTTACTTGGTTTAGGTGATATAGATGTAAAAAGAAAGAATGCTTACGCAAATGCAAAAGCAGCTTCTAGATCTCAGCACTATGGGTTTTTAGGGGGTATTGGTGGTGCAGTAGGGAATCTTTTAGGGAGAATATAATGGCAGAACCAACTTTTAAAACATTTAGTGACGCAGAAGCTTACAAAGTAAATAGAACACGAGAAGTTGGCACACAGATTTCTAGAGAAAATAATCGCTTAAACCAACAGTTGAACAAAAGCTATGCTGATTTTATACAAGACAACCCCAATAGCTTATTAAAAACCGAGCAAGATTTTGAGGCATATAAAGCTAAGTATAACCCTGGTGATGTACAAGACCGTTTTCAGGCGTATATTGATGTATACGGACCACAAGGCGGCATGGAAAGAGCTTTTAATTATACTGGGATTGCTCCTATGTGGTTTGGTGCAGATGAAAACGAAACCCGAGAATTTGATCCTAGTACTTTAAACTACAACCCAGAAACCGGGGGGTTTCAAGCACAACTACGTGTTGCAGATAAAAAAAATAACCGAAGCTTTACTGCACCAATTACTGCCGCTGGCAAAAAAGTAGCAGAACTTTTTGGTTTTGGTGGTCAAGAAGCAGTAGAAGAAAATACTCTTGCAGATGTACCGTTAGAAGCTGCTGAAGAAATGTTCATAAAGGCAAATGATTTTGTTGGTCAAAAGATAGGCGACCCGGGAATACGAATGCTTCAAACACCCACTACAAACAATGTTTTAAATCGATATGCTTTTGATCTTAGTCCAGAAGGGAGAACAGCAAAAGAACAGTTTATCCGCGACGTTACTGGCTTTGAAGAAGGCTTAGTTACAGAGGGGGAAGAACCTCAACAACAAGAGGGAGCTGTTGGTTTAGACGCATCTACACAAACGATAGACCAAGTTGCAATTGATATAGCAAAAAGAACTTATGGTATTGATTCTAAAAAAGATACTGCTCTTGTTAGAAGGCCCAGCGAAGTAAAAGAACTAAGAGATGCCCTTGGAGAGGATTTTTATTTAGAACCTAATTTTGAATTT